GCACATTAATTTGTAATGGAGTTGCATTTGATTCTTCGGTTAATGATTCTAGATTAACTGTTAAAAGCACATCTTCAATTTTAATATCTCTAGCTTTTTTTGGACCATTGCTAGTTAGTATTAAGGTATCTCCATCTACGCATCTTACAAAGTATGGACCAAATGCTGGTGGGAAGAATGGTGGGAAGTAAGGAAAGAATGGTGGGAAGTAAGGAAAGAATGGTGGGAAATATGGGAAGAATGGAAAGAATGGAAAGAATGGTGGGAAATATGGGAAGAATGGTGGGAAGTAAGGAAAGAATGGTGGGAAGTAAGGAAAGAATGGAAAGAATGGAAAGAACGGTGGGAAGTAAGGAAAGAACGGTGGGAAGAATGGTCCTGTAAATACATAATACTGCATTGGTATTTGGGTTCCAAGTGGAACTACTGTGCCACTAGATAATCCTTGTGAATATATTTTTAAATTATCTGATTCTGTAGAAGTATCTGTTGTAGTAAATAAATATAAAAATCCTAAATTTGTTAAAAATGTTTCTGCGGTTGTATAGGATTGTCCAGTAACACTTGGAACTGAAGTTTTTCTTACTCCGTGTTTACCACGGCTTGATTTTGGCATTTTAGGCGCTCAAATCGCCAACAGCAACCCAAAGATTATTTCCTCTTTTTATTAGCGTTGCAGACGACCATTGTGATCTTAATTTTAATCCAGGAGTAGAGTTTACTGTTACTCCAGTGTCTCCTGCAATTGTGACTTGAGATGAACCAGTTTGAACAATATCAACTGTTGATCCTACAGCAAATATTTCTGAGTCTGTCGGTACGGTTATAGTTCCTCCGCTTGACATTTCTATTAGCTTTCCAAGATCTGAAGATACTATTGTGTAAGATGAAGATTTTTGTGCAATTGTAAATACTGAAACTAAATCTTGTCCAGCTGCACCAGTTGCTCCAGTTAAACCAGTTTCTCCTTGAATACCTTGAATTCCCTGTATGCCTTGTTCTCCTTGCGGACCCTGCGGACCAGTTGCGCCAGTTGCACCAGTTTCTCCTGTGTCTCCCTTGTCGCCTTTAAGTCCTTGAATACCTTGTTCACCTTGTGACCCAGTTGGTCCAGTTGCACCAGTTGCACCAGTTTCTCCTGTGTCTCCCTTGTCGCCTTTAAGTCCTTGAATACCTTGTATTCCTTGATCTCCCTGTGGACCTCTTATTGTTCCAACATTTATCCAAGAAGATGTTGATTGTGACCAAACATATAAATCATTATTAATTAAATATGCATCTGCAGGACTTCCAGTAGGATGTGCTGTTTGTAGTGCTGTTAAGTTTGGATAAGAACCAAGTATATTAACACCAGTTCCCTGTTCCCCTTGAATACCTTGTTCACCTTGAATACCTTGTTCACCTTGCGGTCCAGTTGGTCCAGTTGCACCAGTTGCACCAGTATTTCCTGTGTCTCCCTTGTCGCCTTTAAGTCCTTGAATACCTTGTTCACCTTGTGACCCAGTTGGTCCAGTTGCGCCAGTTGCACCAGTTTCTCCTGTGTCTCCCTTGTCGCCTTTAAGTCCTTGAATACCTTGTTCGCCTTGAATACCTTGTACGCCTTGAATTCCTTGTTCGCCAGTTAAGCCAGTTGCACCAGTATCTCCACGAGGAATTGTAAAACTTATTGTTTGGCTTGGCGATGTGCCCGCAATTGTAACTGAGGCAGATGAGCCTGCGTTTCCAGTTGTTACTGTTCCTACAGATAAAACGTTTGATGGCCCCGTTGCGCCAGTTGCGCCAGTTGCACCAGTTGGACCAGGATGATTGTCAATATATTCAGAAATATCAGCGGCTAAATATGAAATGTCTCTTGGGATGTCTGGGGAGTCTGTGTAATCTGGAAATCTCCAGTTTTTATCATTTGAAATAGTGGCCATTTTTAAATTATACCACCTTGTTGGTTTTACGCCAAAATCCAGGAGACATATATTTAATTCCAGAAATAACTGGTAAAGACTGATGGTAGTAAGGCTCTACAGATGGAAATATTACAATGCTTCCTGCTTCTGGTTTTATAGTTATATCTTGATTTGGAAAATTAATTTCTCCGCCTTCATAATTATCATTAAGATATAGAACTACTGATATATTAGGATCATCTCCATTATTATAATCATCAACATGTGGCCCCATAGATTTTCCAGTAGAATATTTACTTATAGACAATGGCATTAGGCTACCTATATTTATTGAATAATATTTTGAATAATCTTCTGACGAGTCGACTATTGCTTTTTTAAGAATATAGTTTATTTTTTGTATATCTTGGTCTGTATCCGATTCAACAGAGCTACTAAATCTTTTTTGATATCCAAAAACATATTTTTCATCCCCACTAGCAATCCATTCTTGCCATACGGGAATGCTTGTATGATCATTTAAATTTTTATCTGATTCCTCTATTAAATTAATTAAAGATTTTGGATTTTCTATAACATTTTTGTAGTAAGATATTTTATCAAATCTTTCCACATTAGGCATATTTGTTTCCTTTATTCCACTCTTCTTTTTGTTTTGCCTGTTCAATTCTAACTTGCTTTTCTTCTTCTTCCCATCTATCCAATGTTTCTTGATCATAAACTGAATCTGCGTAATCCCAAAATGAAACCATGGTGTATCTTGTGCCCTTAGTTATTTCTGAAACTCCGTGAATATTTTCATAACCTCCAGGAAAAACATAATAAGAATAAGCGTTTGGTTTAAAGGATAAGTACGTTTTCATTTCGTTATCTTTGTCACAAAAATATAATTCTCCACCTTCGTAGTCATCGTTAAGGTAAAGTATTCCTACATATTTATTTATTTCAAAAGCATTTGGCTTTCCGTCGTTATCTGAGTTGTCTGAATGAGGACTTGCAAATCCTCCAACATCCCACTTTTGTGCATGAGACGTGTTCGCTTTAACTTCTCTTTCAAATACTGCTTGAACAGCTTCTTGATATTTATCTTTTATTTTATCAAAAAATCCTTCTGGTAAATCAAATTTTTTCATTGTTTCTGAATCTGTTTTAATTCCTTTTCCAGATGATCCATAAAATGCAATATCTCCCCAGTCAACATCACAATTTTCAAAAAAATTAATCATTTTTGGAACAATTTCAGGGTCTATAAAATTAGGAATTTCTACTATAGTATTTACTTTAACCCCTAGTTTTCCCATTTTTTCAGAAGGGACTTCTTCGTTTTGTAAATAAATAAACTTAGATTTATCTATAAAGTCTATCATGCCATTTTTCATTTTTGTTCCTCTTCTGTTTTAATTTCTATGTTTTCTTCTTTTTGTATTTTTTTTAATTTGTGTGTTCCATCGCAGTATGGATACGCATTAGATCTTCCACAAGTACACTGTCTCATAAATATTTACCATTATCTTTTCCTAAAAGATGGTGCACAGATTCTGAATCTATTTGATTTTCAAATCTTTCTTGTTTTATTCGATCTTTTTCCATTTTTGACCATAATTCTTTTCCATATTTTTTTTCATTATCTAACCACTCTTTAGATCCATCATACTCGAATTGCCAAAAACATCTAATCATATATCTATCATTTCCAAAAGATTTTCTAACTCCATGATAATATGGCTCTGTTGATGGGAAAACAATTACATCCCCCCTTTTTGGTTTATGAGAAATAAATTCATCATTAACGGTAAAACAGATTTCTCCATTTTCATAATTATCGTTTAAATAAAAAGTAGTAGTTATTCCAAATTTATTTCCTGGCATTTCTTTTTCTGGCTGGACAAAATCCGTATGATAATTCATTGAATAATTTTCAGATATTCCGTCTGAGCCTTCTATATATTTATTAATTGAGGCTGCCTGCTTTGTATAATTTGGCAAAGAAGTATCTGGGTGCATGTTTAAAAAATGACTAGTTACATCATAAAAAATTTCTCCCACTTCTTTACATAACTCTTTATTAATTTTTTGATTTAAGTTAGATTCGTCTATTTGCCAATTTCTTGAATTTATAAATTCATCTCTTGTAGGAAATTTTTCAAATTTTAAAAAATCTTCTCCTAATGAAATCATATTTCCAAACGTATACCATTGTTCCCAGGGATGTAATTTCTTTGCTTTTTCTAAAAAATCATCTACATCATTAAAAACATTTCTATACACATTTATTTTTGGATATATTGTAATAAATTCTAAAGGTTTAGTCATGGCTGTTTGTCTCCTGTGTGACTTAATATTGTCCAAAAAAATGGTATCACATATCTAATTCCACTTGTTATTTCTTTAACTCCGTGACTATAGCCTACATCTCCTGGGAAAAAATACGCTGCCCCAGGCTTTGGCTTAAATTCAATTTCTTGATTTAAGAAGTATAGTTCTCCGCCTTCATAGTCGTCGTTTAAATAAAATAATCCCGCTAAATCATACCAAGGGAAATCATTTGGCTCTCCGTTTTGAAGTTGTTTATCCGCATGAGGCTCTTGTCTATATCCTTCCATCCATCTTACTATTGCTGGACTTGTCGGCTTTGCATCTACTTTAAAAAAATTGTCTACTTCTATTTTAAGTCTGTCTACAAGTCTTTGAATAACAATAGAAATTTCTGGATCAATTTTATCTAGTATTGGTCTAGAGGCTACTCTGTTATCCCAGTATGATGCGTCATATATAATTATGCCTTTGTCGTTATAATGGGTTTCTGTTCTGTCCCATGTATCAATTGATTTTGCTGCATTTAGAAGAAAGAGTCTTTCTTCTTCTGTCATAAAATTTTCTCTTGCTTGAATTTTGTCTGGGGAAGTTCCAAAAAATCCTGGTGGGGTTATAGAGATGCGGTCATCCCAATTTTGTTTTCCATTAGCTAATTCTCTATCGTCCATAATTTATTATACCATCCTATTCATAGACTCTTTTAGACCAAACCTCGTTTTTATATACTCCGCCATCTTTTACTCTATACCTATCACTATTTTTTTGATTTTTTTTATAAAGATTATTTGGATTTTCTATAAAAATTTCAGAATCCCAGTCTTCTCTTTTAAAAGGTATAATTTGTGCATACGGTGTTCCAGCAGGTAAAGTTCCTTCATAACCTTTAATAATAAAAAATGGCATTGTTCCTGGTAGATTAATTTTATCGTTATCTACAATTCCAGTTGTCATTAAAAATGGTAAATCAAATCTATTTAATGGTGTAGTATATAATGCGCTATACCCTTCTGGTAATTCAATTGCCCAGTCTGGGTACCATGCAAAATGCTCATTGTAATATCCTTGGGGATGAACAAATTGTGGCATAGGCTGTCTTTCAGAACAAAAATCTTTATATTTTTCATCTTTGATTTCTACAGAAATTTTATTATTCTTTAAATAAAATTTTATATCACATGGTGTTTTTAAAAGATATCCCGTACCAAGTATGTCAAATATTGCTGGGCAGGCTTTCCAAGTTGGAATTTTTCCTCCGTCTGGACCCTTCCAGTAATCTTTTGTTACTGGGTGTATTGCAAATCTATCAGCTTTTCTAAACCAATCTGGAATTTCTTTAATTGAAGGAGACGGTTTAGATATACTAGATTCATTTAGCCATGGCCTATTTGAAACAAATTTAATTTTATTATTCATTATTTTTATCCAAGGTATTATCTATTACTTTTAATTTTAATGATTTAACTTCGTGTGATCCAACTGAATTTTTATTTTCATCTACAGCATCTCTATACCAATCTGTCCACTGCCCAGATTTGTTTACTTCTTGAGCAGCATCTCCATAACTTTTTTGTTTTTGAGCATATTCTGGATTGTGTATAAAATTTTCTATTTCTATAGACTCATCCTTTAATTTAGTTAATGAAATTGGAATAATTGTTGCTATTGGAGTGCCAGCTTTTATTATAATTTCTTTATTTGCAGTTTTTGCTTTTATTGCTAATGGTAATTCGTTTGGATAAAATGATGTACTAATTAATGAAGCCATTACTTCAAAGTCTTCATAAAAGTAATTTAAACAATTTATAGTTAATAAACTGACGTCTTGTTCTGATTTAAATATCAAGCCAGTCATAAGACTAACTGTTCCTTGTCCTCTACCAGTATATCCGTATTGATCTCCAGACAATATTTTAACAGTGTCTGGTGTTGTATCTGTTATTCCATTCCATATAAATTTTAAATCAACTGGACAAGAGAGGGTCCAGCCAATTGAATTTGCCATAGTGACAGGAAAACAATGATAGGCATGTTTATCAGGTGTGTTTTCCATCCACTCTCTTTTTATAGAAAGAGGTTCTATAATAAATGAGTCTGGATTAGTCTTGTATGCTTTTAATATTGACACTAGTTGCCAGTATCTTGATACATTTCCTGAGTATGGAATTTAGCACTATAATCTAACATTGTAACTAAAGAATATTTAGTTCCTGATTTAACTACTTTAGCTTGATGAGGATACATATATGTAGATGGGAATATGTATAAATCTCCTGCTTTTGGCTTAATATTTAAATTTTGTAATCTAAAATATAACTCTCCACCTTCATAGTCGTCATTTAAATACCCTACCAATGAAACTGTACAGTTATAGGAGAACCCATGATCGTGATGTTCCATAAAGTGATGACCAGGCACATATTTAATAAAATTAAAAGCTTCCCAGTATTGAAGTTTATGTATATTATGTTTTTTACAATAATCTTGAACTGCTGGTGCTTGTTTGTCGTAGCAGTCTTGCCATATTTGCTGTAAGGATAAAGAAACTTCTGATTTGTCTTGCTCTATGTCTGTTTTTTTAAATTTAAAATCAACGCATTCTCTATACTCTGGCATTCTTTCTTGATATCCAACATATGCTGGTTGCCAGGTGTAATTTGGAGACTTGCCATCTAGTTCTTTTTCTAATCTTTCAATTAAATTTAAATCTTTTGTTAAAACATCTCTATACACCCAAATTCCAGAACCTAAATCTTCTGCGCTAGACCATGTCTGAGTATTTGTCATTTGTTCTCCTTATGTCCTAATAGATTAATATCCATCATAACTACAACTGAATATTTATCCCCAGAAATCATTGGTTCTGAAGAGTGTTCATATATATAGTTTGATGGGAATATTACTACATCACCACGTTTTGGCTTGTATACTAATTTGTCTAATCTTGGAAAAGCTATTTCTCCGCCCTCATAATTATCGTTTAAATAAATTACAGCGGATACGGTGCAATTGTAATGCGGTCCATGATCTGCATGAACTCTAAAGTGTTGTCCTGGGCTTGTGTATTTTACAAAGTTAAATGCTTCATAATATATTACATTAATTCCCCAGTATTGACAATAATCATCTATACATTTTTTTAATACATCATATATTGATTTATGCATATCTAAAAGTTCTGCATTGTTTTCATTTCTTTGTCCAAGGTTTTCTGGCTTGAATTTAAAATCAACACAGTCTCTTGCAGATTTTACTGGCTTGTCGGAAGTTGTAACTTGTGCTTCTGACCATTTATAAAGTGATCCGTTAGTTAATTTATCTTCTAATGTTTTAATTGATGTTTCACAAACATCGCTTGTAATAGCTGATTCATAAATATTTAATCCAATTCCTGGATTTAAAACTTTAATATTTCCAAAAGATCTTTCTACTCTAAAAGAAGTTGATTCCGATCTATCTTTTGTAAACCAAGGATTGCTGTCTATATCATAAATATCTGACATTTTATTCTTTCTGCTAGAAATATATTATATATAATTATATATATATTGTCAACATTATTAGGGCCTTTTGGGCCCTAATAATTATTTTACTATTTATTGTGAGTTAAAATATTTCCTGCAAAGTACCAGTTATATGAGTCGCAGCTAAATGTGTATACATCTTTTGCTACATCTAGAGTTACCTTATTTACTTCAGTAACCTCTATTTCTGATATAACTTCTGACATTAATACTGTCTCTCCTAGGGCGCCTATATTAATTTGTATCAAGGCATCTCCTGCTTGAACTGTGCCTGCTTCGACTACACGATATTCGTTATTGCGTTTTACGAATATTGGGTGAGTTTCAGTAAATTGAGCTGTTTTATCGTTGTTAAAGTAAACTCTATCTACCTTATCTGAAGCAATTACATTTGTTACTTCTGTTTGTACAAGATTGCTTATTTCTAAATCTTGAACATTTATTTGAAGTGGTGCGAAGTTAGACTCTCCAGATATTGCTTTAGCGTCTACTGTTAGTAACTTCTCTCCTATCTTAATATCTCTAGCAGGCTTTAATCCTTCGCTAGTTAGTATTAAGGTATCTCCATCTACGCATCTTACAAAGTATGGACCAAATGCTGGTGGGAAGAATGGTCCAAATCTTGGTGGGAAGAACGGTGGGAAGAACGGGAAGAACGGGAAGAACGGTGGGAAGTACGGTGGGAAGAACGGGAAGAACGGGAAGAACGGTGGGAAGTACGGTGGGAAGAACGGGAAGAACGGG